AAAGAAGCGAGTTTGTAAATAATCACTTTAAATTTATTGATCCAACTGAACTTTATACACATAGAGAAATTATAGATTTTTCTGCTCAAGTAAAAAAGGCTTGGAACTTTGATGGTCTTTTAATTGACCCTTACAATTCAATGATTAAAGATAAAGAGTTATCTAAAAATCATAACTCACACGAATACGACTACGTAGCTTGTAGTGAAATGAGAGTTTTTTGTAAAAAAAATAACATATCAATTTGGCTCAATACTCACGCAAGTACTGACTCTTTAAGAAAGAAACATTTTGATAGACACGAATACGCAGGACATCCAATTCCTCCAATGGCTAGTGATGTAGAAGGTGGTGGGAAATTCGTGAACAGGGCAGATGATTTTATAGTACTTCACAGGTATGTTCAACACCCATCAGAATGGATGAACTCAATGGTCCACGTAAGAAAGGTAAAAGACGTAGATACCGGTGGAAGACCTACTCCAATAGATGATCCTATTAAGATCCGAAGTGTTCGTAATAATGTCGGATTTGAGATAAATGGAAAAAATTTATTAGATTTACCAAAAAGAGTTCAAACTAATTTACCATTTTGATAGATTTTAATATAAATAATACCGCTGTAAACATTCAACCAATACCTGTTTATGGTCTTTCTTTAGGTGTTCTTTATTATAATCCAAACCTAGAACCTGATCAAGAAAATGTTAGTGAAGATGAGTTTTACGAACAAATAACTTTTATGTTTTTATTTTTTGGTTTTCATATTACTTGGTTTAAAATATGAAATCAATTTTAGATCTTTTAGCTGAAAAACACGATGATTGGATTAACATAGTAGTAAGCTTTGGATGTAATAGAGATACAGCAGAAGATCTAACACAAGAAATGTATATTAAAATGCACAGGTTAATATCTAAAGGAACTAACATAATGTATAGCGACACAGAGATAAATTACTTTTATGTTTTTAGAACTTTAAGGACAATGTTTATAGATTTAACTAGAAAACAAGGAAGAGTTAATTTAATGAGTATTGACACAGAAGAGTTTATAAATCACTATAAAAATAATTTAGATAAAAACACGCAATCTTATTTATCAGATGAAGCAGACATTAATCAATTATACAAAGAAGTTAATAGAGTTTTAGATGACCTACATTGGTACGATAAAAAAATATACCAATACATCGAAGGTGGAGAATCTATTAAAGGACTTTCAGACAAAACTAACATTAGTTATTATTCAATTTACAATACTTATAGAAAGGTAAAGTCAGAATTAAAAAAAATAGTATCTAATACAATAAAATTAGAAAGATGAAATTAGGAGATTTAGTAGAAAAAATATTTAAAGTAACAGGTATAAAATGGTTACATAATAAAATTTGGTTTGACATTTTAGGATATGAAAGTTGTGGCTGCAACGATAGAAGAAAATTTTTAAACGATCTAAAGATAAATAGGAATGGAAATAAAAATGACTAAATTACATTGGGACAAATGGCAAGAGTTTAGATCCAATGATAGTAATACAATGACAGCAGATGAACAGGAATTGATGGCGAGGATTCATTCTATTTATTTTAAACATTCTTATTACATTCCCTGCTCTTGCAGTCCGAAAACTTATAACACTTGGATAGATCAAATAAATGTTATCCACGATAGAGGACATTCTTGAAAATAGAAGAAGTTCATATATGGGAAAAGGCTTTAGTAACACTTCTTAACTTTGATGGTTGGGAGTTAGAATGGTGTGGAGGTGGATACGAGCATTTTGATGCTAAAGGAAAAACACCTAAAGGATTTGACTGCGTAGTAGAAATGAAGTTTAGAAATAAATACTACGAAGATAAAATGTTAGAAAAATATAAATACGATAAACTTTTTGAAATGGACGAAAGCATTGTAAAATTATATTTTATTAGTGATCCTAAAGGTAGTTATATGTTTTGGTTAAATAAATTAAAAATGCCTGAACCTAAAGAGATGTGGTGTCCTGATACAACTCTATGGACTAAAAAGAAAATTCTAAAGCCTTGTTATTTAATTCCTGAAAATTTATCGGCAACTATTGATTACCATATAAAGTAATTATTAAATATTTTTAGTAACTTTACATTATGGATGTAAGAAAATATAATACACAGCAAAAATTCGATGTTTTGGAAAATGTTGACTTATCCACTAATTTACTAATAGTTCAAGAAATAGTTAGTAAATGGCATAAAAGCAAGCCTAATAATAAAGAGTTAAATTTATTAAAGGATGCGGTAATAAAAGTTTCTTTAATAGCAAACAAATTAATTTACGAAAAAGAACTTTATCATTTAGCTATTTCAGAATACAGAGAGGACAAGATCAGAGCAATTAACAGAGCTAGGAGAAGCGAGTCTGAATTAAATAAATTAAGAGAAAAACAAATAACGAAAATTAAAAACTTATGAGCGAAACATTAATACAATCATACAAAGAATTGGTTACTCAATACCAAGACAGTAACAGAAGAAATTCAGTTAGAATAGGAAAAGCATTAGGAAGAGTTAGTAATTTACTTTTAACTTTAAGACACGTTACTGATATAACTGAAAATGAAAGAAAGTTTATATTAAAAGACTTAGATTACATTTACGAAAACATAGACGAAATAGAATTATGAAAACAACTGCAATCTTTACAAAAGAAGAAACAAAAGAAAGACAGGATATTTTAGAAAAATTATTAAAATTAAATCCTGATATATCAAAGAGCAACATTTCTGAATTACTTGGTGTATCAAGACCTACAGTTTATAGTGATTTAGAAAAAATAAAAAAGGAAGAAGATAAAAGACACTTCCATAAAGATTATTATGATACTTTAGAAAAATGTACTAAAGCAGAACTTATTACTAAGCTAGAAGAAAGTGACAAAAGAGAAAAAAGTACTCAATGGAAACTAGAATGTAGTGGTGAGTATTCAATTACTATTTACAAGAATAAAAAAGTAGTACAGGAATTAAAATATACTTGGGATGATAACCCACACGGAGCAAGATGGGATGACATAGAAACTCTAAGGCACGCACTTATGGATTCTTATCAGGACTATGACAGTTTAATAGAAAGCAAAGTAATTCTTAAAGACGATTGGGATGAAAGACGTTAGTACAATAAAACTACTTGACGGATCAGTTTGGAGTAAGGAAGAGCTGATACATAATATGGATAGTGACGAATTTTACTATAAGTTATGTGGAAAAAATATGCTAAGTAGTAGCTCAGCAAAACTCTTACTAGATTCCTATAAAAAATATTATTACATAACAAAGTATGGACAATCAGAAACACAACCTCTTAGAGATGGTTGGTTGTTTCATACTGCTATTTTAGAACCTCACGTTTTTGAAGCACAAAAATTTATAGATGTTCAGAGCAAGAATACTAGAAAATTTAAAGAAGCAAAAGAAGAATTTGGAAAGGTGTTTACTATAAAAGAAAAAGAAGATGCAGAAAGATTAGCAGACGCCTTTCTAAAAAATAGTCAATTAGTTCAATACTTAAATAAGGCTCAGTTTGAAATCCCAATAGCAGGAGAAGTTATGGGAATGCCTTTTAGAGGAAAAGCAGATATAATTACAAGTAGTGGTGGAATAATTGATTTAAAAACTACAACACAAATTTCTAAGTTTAAGTACTCAGCACGAAACTTTTCTTACGATCTTCAATGTTATGTTTATTGTAATCTATTTAATGTTTCTTATAAAGATTTTATATTTATAGCTATTGACAAGGAAAGTTTAGTTCCAAAAGTTTGTAATGTTTCTGAGGAATTTTATTACGATGGGGAAAAGAAATGTGAAAGAGCAATACAAGAATACATTAACAATGTAGAAAAAGATTTAAACGAATATTTAATACACGAAACTTTATGAAAAAAAATAGATACCAAAGCAAAAAAAGAATTACTAACTACAACTATGTAAATTACATATCTAAACTTTTAGAAGACATAACAGACATTGATCCTTTTGAAAACACAAGAAGATTAGAAACTGTTGAAATAAGATCTTTACTTGTTTATATTATGCGAGAAGTAGAAGGAATGACTTACGAATCAATAAGAGACTATTTTGAAAATAAAGGAAAGAGTTTTGATCATTCGACAGCCTTACACGCATACAGAAATTACCCAATGTATTGTAAATACAATAAAAAATTAGATGGGTACTTTGATATGTTGATTAGTGCAAGTACTGTAGGAAAAGCAAAAAAGATAAAAGCTAAAAAAATAATAGATAACTGTGACCCAAGTGTAGCAGAGATTTTTACTTATATGATTGAAAAAGAATTGATGTTAGAGTAATGGGAAATCAACTTTCTTTTTTTGAATATGAAAATAAATTTTTAAACGAGTTTGTTCCTGCTTGTTATTGGAATTGTACTGATTTCACTACAATTTATTTACACGGATATGAAGTAAATAGAAGAGGACAAATTAGAATAACAAAAACAGGGAAGTTTAAAAAACCACAAGTAAATAAAAATGCTCCTTATCAAATGGTTAATTTTACTATTGATAAAAAATTGATGAGATGTTACATACACAGGGTTGTTGCCTGTACATTTATAAAGTGTTATAACAGAGAAAAATACTGCACCATTAATCACTTAGACGAAAATAAAACCAACAATCATTATACAAACCTAGAGTGGGGAACAGTTAGTGATAATATGACTGCATTCCATATTAACAGAGATAAGAACCAACTAAAATTATTATGAAAGTAGATATTTCTAAAATTAAAACTAACACAGAAAATCCTCGTGTTATAAAAGATTACAAATTTAAAAAGCTAGTTAATTCTATAAAGGAATTTCCTGAGATGCTAGAAAAAAGACCCATTGTAGTAGATGATCAGATGATAGTTTTAGGAGGTAATATGAGATTAAAAGCTTGTTTAGAAGCAGGATTAACAAAAATAGACGTTATAATAGCAGAAGGATGGACTGAAAAGCAGAAAAAAGAGTTCATTATAAAAGACAATGTTGGTTTTGGAGAATGGGATTGGGATGGAATAGCTAACGGATGGAGTGAACTTCCTTTGAATGATTGGGGTTTAGATGTTTGGAATCCTGAAGAAGATGTAGACTTAGAAGATTTTTTTGAGGAAGGAGACTTAGAGAAAAAAAATAGTAAACATAAAATTATTTTAGAATACACAGAAGAAGATTACAATACGTTAACAGAAATATTAGACAAGGAAAAAGTGGGAAAAGAAAAAATTATTTACGATCTTATAGTAAACAAACAATTATGAGAACAGTAATATTAGATTTTGACATTGAGGGATTTCATCACTTCCCTAATGCACCAAGTGTAGTTTCTTTTTTAGAACACGATCACAGACACACATTTCAAATTCGAGCAGGTTTAAAAGTTGATGACCTAAATAGAGAAAAAGAAATCTTTATAATGCAGGATCATCTTAAAGACTATTTATACGAGTCTTATGGAAGTCCTTGTCGGTTTGAAGCTATGAGTTGTGAAATGATAGCACAAGACTTATTAGAATTCTTAAAAGAAGATGGAGGAGTTTGGGTAGAAGTCTTTGAAGATTCTAGAGGAGGAGCAAGGGTTGAAATATGATTATAAAAAACCAAGAGAACATTAAAGTTCACTTTGCAGGAACTGAGCAAATGAATCACGCAATAAGTTCAATGGCAGCAGGAGTTAATTATGGACTTGGAACTGCTTTTCCTTTTGTATATAAAATGTTTAAGAATGGAAAGGTGGATGACAGGAAGATTATAAAACAAATATCATCTAAATACAACCACTACATTTTAGATAGTGGACTCTTTACTTTGATGTTTGGATCTCTTAAAGGAAAGAAAGATGAAGCTTATTTGGACAAATGGTACGAGTGCTTAACTGATTATGTATTACACGAACAGTATAATGGAACGATGGTTGAGGTAGACTGTCAAAAAGTATTAGGAGTAGAGAAAGCTTGGGAGTATCGTATAAAGATGAAACAAAAACTTTCAAATAGAATTATAAATGTATTCCATTTTGAAGATAAGGAAAAAGGATTAGACAGGCTGATCGAGTTTTCTGATTACATTGCTCTTAGTGTTCCTGAATTAAGATTTATTAAAAAGAAAGAATACCTTTACAGATTAGCAAATTATATAAAAAACAAAAAACCTGACATTGATATACATTTATTAGGATTTACTGAGAAAAAGAAATTAGATAAATTTAAGTTCTGTTCCTCTTCAGATTCTACAAGTTGGTTAGCTCCTGTTAAGTATGGAAAGATAGAAACAACAGCAGGAATTAATCACGTTAGAAATTTAAAAGAAAATATTTGGAGTAGTAGATTTGAGAAGTGGGAGGCGATTAAAAATAAAAAATTTCCATTACATAAAACTCCCCATAATAAAAAATACTTTGGAACTGAAACTTTTGCTGCTGAACAGTTTAAAAAAATATACGAAGGTTACGCAGGAAATCAAAATTAAAATTAATGATTAAGATTAGAAAAAAATATCACTACTACGCAGGACATAGAAATAAAAACGCAGGAGAGAAGTGTGGAAGATTACACGGACACACTTACGATGTAGTTTGTGAGTTTAAATTTACTGAAATGACTGATGGAGTAACGATGTTATTTTCTGACATAGATAAAATAGCTGAACCTATTATAAAAAAATATGATCACCACTTTATATTGTTTGCGGAAGATCCACTAGTAGATGTTTTTAGAATGGCTAATGAACCTTTTATATCTGTACCATTTGAAACAAGTGCTGAAAATATGGCTATTTGGATTTTTAATAGAATAAGAAACGAAGGAAAATTACCTATAACTAGGATCGAATTAGCAGAGACAAAATCAAGTACAATTATATATGAAAAAGATAGCGATTAGTGAAGTCTTTTACTCTATTCAAGGAGAAGGAAAGACTGTTGGGATACCTAGTGTATTTGTAAGATTAGGAGGATGTAATCTAATGTGTGGAGGAATGGGAACTCAATTTGATGGAGAGCTACACAACGATGCTGAGTGGAGATGTGATACAGTAGAGGTTTGGATGAAAGCACAAAGCAAAGAAGTAAAAGAAGTTTTACCTGAAGATTGTGTTGAAGCTATTAAAAATGGTGCACATATAATTTTAACAGGTGGAGAACCAATGATGCAACAAACTCAATTAGAAGAGTTTATTAAATATGTTAAGTTTGATCTTAATGTAGATGCTTTTTTTGAAGTAGAAACTAATGGAACTATCCTACCAAGTGAATACCTTTTAAAAAATATTAACTTATTTAATTGCAGTCCTAAGTTAACTAATAGTGGAAACGATAAAAGCATTACTTACAAGCCTGAAGTAATAAAAGAACTAAATAAACAGGAGACTATTTTTAAGTTTGTAGTTAGTTCCGAAAAAGATTGGAAAGAAATCCAAGATGATTACCTTTTTTTATTAGATAAGAAAAAAGTCTATTTAATGCCTGCAGGAGAAAATCAGGATCTATTAAATAAAAACAAAGAAGAAGTTGTTAACTTAGCAATTAGTAATCATTTAAATTTTACAACTAGATTGCACATTGACATTTGGAATAAAAAAACAGGAGTATGATTGAATTTATTAAACACTTAACAGGGTTCTGTGGAGAACCACATATTAACTTACCTACATTAATTATTTTATTTTTAATAATGAACCTAGCACTATGGAAAAAACTAATATAAATTGGAAAGAAATTTTTAATAGAGCTGACTTTCTTAAATCTAAGTTTGATGAAGGAACAAAGTTTTATGGAGTTCCAAGAGCAGGTCAAATTGTAGCAGGTATATTAGGAAACGCAGTAGATAGAATAGAGGATGCTGATGTTATTGTAGACGACTTGATTGATAGCGGTGCGACACTAGAACAATATAAAAAATATAATAAACCATTTGCTGTACTAATAGATAAAAGAGAAGAGTACAAACAGGAGTGGATTGTCTTTCCTTGGGAAAATCATAACGGAAACATAGAGGATAATGTAACAAGACTTTTACAATACTTTGGAGAGGATGTAGAGAGAGAAGGACTTAGAGAAACACCTAAAAGATATGTTAAGTTTTTTAAACAATTTTTAACTATTCCTGAATGGAACTTTACAACTTTCAGTAGTGAGGGTTATGATGAAATGATAGTACAAACTAACATCCCTTTTTATTCTCTTTGTGAACATCACATCGCTCCTTTTTTTGGTTACGGACACATAGCTTATATACCAAATAAAAAGATTGTAGGTCTAAGTAAATTAGCTAGGACATTAGATCTCTTTGCACATAGATTACAAAACCAAGAAAGAATAACTACACAAGTAGCTGACTTTCTACAAGAGAAATTAGATGCTAGAGGTATTGCTGTTTCATTATCTGCTAAACATATGTGTATGGAAATGAGAGGAGTCAAGAAACACGACACTTGGACAACGACAACCAAACTAATAGGAATGTTTAAAAAGAACGATGAAGCTCGTTTAGAATTCTTTAATTCAATTAAGAAATGATGGACAAATCGGACACTATAAAAAAGGCTACACTAGAAGCTTTAGAAAAATCATTAGGAGTAGTTACAACAGCAGTAAAGCAAGTTGGAATAGCTAGGAGTACTTTTTATGAATGGTTGAAAGATGATCAGTTTAAAGAGAGTGTAGAAGATATACAAAACATTGCTTTAGATTTTGCTGAGAGTCAATTACATAAACAGATCAAAGATGGAAATACATCTGCTACTATTTTTTACTTAAAAACAAAAGGAAAAAAAAGAGGTTATGTTGAGAGACAAGAAATAACAGGAGCAGAAGGTTTGCCTAATGACATCAAAATTAATATAATAAAAAGTGGAGAAGCAATCCACGATTAATACTAATATTGTCTGTGAACATCTTTTAGAAACAGACAAGAAAATAATAGTTGAGCAGGGAGGAACTCGATCAGGAAAAACTTATAACATCCTTATTTGGCTAATATTTTATTACTGCCCTGACAATAAAAACAAAACAATAACAATATGTAGAAAGACTTTTCCTTCTTTAAGAGCTTCTGTAATGAGAGATTTTATAGACATTCTTAGAAGTTATGGAATGTACAGGGAAGAGTCACATAATAAATCTTCAAGCGAATACATCTTATATGGAAACTTAATTGAGTTTATATCTTTAGATCAACCACAGAAAGTAAGGGGGAGAAAGCGTGATTTATTATTTATCAATGAAGCAAACGAATTATTTTGGGAAGATTGGCAGCAATTATTATTCAGAACAAAAGAGAAAGTAATATTAGATTACAATCCTTCAGATGAATATCATTGGATTTACGATAAAGTGATCCCTAGAGATGACTGTGCATTTTTTAAAACAACTTATTTAGATAATCCTTTTTTAGGAGAAAGTATTAAACAAGAGATTGAGAGACTAAAAGAAACAGACGAACAATATTGGCAAATTTATGGACTAGGAATAAAAGGAATCACTAAGTCAACAATATTTAGATATTTAGAAGTAATGGAGATTCCTGAACAGGCTAAGTTCTTGAGTTACGGAATGGACTTTGGGTACACAAATGATCCAACAACTTTAATAGGGATTTGGATAGATGGATACAATCTTTACGCTAAAGAATTTTTATACAGAACATTAATGACTACAACTGACATAAACAACTTTTTAAGAGAGATGAATATTAATAGAGAGTTAATATGGGCAGACTCAGCAGAGGTAAGGTTAATAGATGAACTTAGAAGAATGGGTTGGAATATTAGACCTAGCATAAAAGGAAGAGATAGTATCAATGCAGGAATAGATCTGCTTAAAAGATATAAGATACATTTAACTAAAGATTCTAATAATGCAATACAAGAGTTTAGAAATTATAAGTGGCAAGAAGATAGAAACGGAAAGATGATTAACAAACCAATAGATAATCACAACCACTTAGTAGACGCTTTACGTTACGGAACTTACAGTATTCTCTCTAAACCTAACTTTGGCAAGTATGCAATAAATTAGATTACTGTTGCAGATATTAAAAATTGTTAGTATCTTTACAAAGTAAAAGAGAAACAAATCTTGCAAAGCAGGATGTTTGAGACAGTAAAAGGTCAGTTCAATAGTAACAGTTTAAATTTTACAGACAGCAATTCTAAATTTGCAAAAATGCTGAAAAATGACTACAGCTAATCAAAGAAAAATCAAAAGGTCTTTAATTTAAATAAATCAAAATGAAACAGTATAAAAACTCAATAAACCAAATGATTTCTTTTAAACCATTTCAAGACGCATCAAAAAAATGGTTCATTGCAAGATATGTAGACGGTGAA